TACAAGACTAATAAAGAAATTAAAACAGAATCTTATAAGAACTGGGAAGGGATCTCTGAGAAATTAGCATTTCCATTAAATCATCTTGATGACTGTAATTTCAATCACTATGCTTTACAACTAAGTATTTATATGTACATTATGTTAAAGCATAACCCAAAACTTAAACCAGGCAAGATGTTTATACATCATGTTATTTTTGAAGAAGAGGGTAAAGATAATTGGGGATATCCTATCGCTAAGAAAGATGAGAATGGAGATCCTATAGTTAAAGAAGTTATTCCGATGGCTATACCTTATCTAAAAGAGGAAGTTATTGGTTTGATTAACTGGTTACGTGATAATAAAGATAAACTTAAGAAGAAATGATAGTAAAACTGTTTGATGTCCAAAATGGAGTGGTCATACCCACTGAGCATTGTTATACTCTTAAGTCACTTAAGGATATAATGGATGAATATCCGGATGATTATTTAAAGATCTATCAGTATTTGTTTTATATGACCTGTCCTAATCCAGATATTAATCCTTTTTTTAATGTGCCTGAAGTAGATAAGGAAGATCAAATTCTAAAGGAAATAGAAGCTGAGTTTAGTACAGAAGATGAATCAATATTTATAGCTCTAGAGTTCTGTAGAAGAATGTATGAAACCCCAACTTCCAGAGCTTATGAAGGTATTAAAAAAGCTTTAGATAAAATTGCTAAGTACATGAGTAATGTAAACATTACTGATGGTAAGGACGGTAATATAAATCAAGTAAGAGCTATGGCCAAAGACTTTGATGGAATTAGACAGTCATTCAAAGGTGCCTATAAAGATCTTCAAGATGAACAGCAAAGTAAAGTGCGCGGTGGTCAAGGATTAGCATATGATGAATAATTATGAGTCAGATATTTGAAGACATACCAACATGGGATAATGGTACCTGGACAACTACAAGTTTTGAGTCTAGACAAGATTTTGCTGATTATATTTTCACACTATTTAAAGAACCTGGCAAATATGAATTTGATGAAACTACAGCGCTGTTTAATGCAGAAGCTGAAAAGTTTAATTCTACGGGTGTATATTGTACTGCTCCTTTTAAGTCTAAAGATTTTATTACTTATTGGGATGATCAAAAGGCAAAATGTAGAAAAGGTGTATTATTCAAAAAAGGAGATAAAGCTTGGTTCTTAGCTCGTGAGTACTACATGTGGCTTAACTTCCTACCTATCTTTGATAAAGAAGAACAGCTTTTTGGATTTGCTAAAATCCGTGATGCTCAGTATCATATGGCCTTATATGAGGTTTTAGCTGAACTTAACTATAAACATGCTGCCATATTAAAGAAACGTCAGATAGCTTCCTCTTATTATCATATGGGTAAGTTTATAAATCAGTTATGGTTTGAACAAGGAGCTATATTAAAGATGGGGGCCAGTCTTACGGATTATATAAATGAAAAAGGTTCTTGGAAATTTCTTGATGAATATGCAGCATTCTTAAATGAACACACTGCTTGGTATAGACCTTTGAATCCTAAAAAGGTTATGATGTGGCAGCAGAAAATTGAGGTCACAAAAAATCAAAGAAAAACAGAACAAGGTTTAAAAGGTGTTATCCAAGGCATGTCATTTGAAAAAGATCCTACTAATGGTGTAGGGGGTCCCGTAAAATACTTCTTTCATGAAGAGGCCGGTATTGCTCCAAAGATGGATAAGACCTTTGGATATATCAAACCAGCTCTTAAGTCAGGTATGATAACCACAGGTATGTTTATTGCAGCAGGATCTGTGGGTGATCTTAGTCAGTGTCAACCTCTTAAGGATATGATAGAGAAACCTGAAGGTAATTCTATTTATGCTGTAGAGACAAATCTTATAGATGAAAAAGGTACTATGGGTATGACAGGTTTGTTTATTCCGGAACAATGGTCAATGCCTCCTTATATAGATAACTATGGTAACTCATTAGTAGAAGAAGCCCTAAAAGCTCTAGATGAATATTTTGAGACATGCAAGAGAGAAATGACTCCGGAAGGATATCAGCTTGAATTATCTCAGCATCCTAGGAATATTAAAGAAGCATTTGCTAACAGATCGGTATCAGTTTTCCCTACACATCTTATAGCTGCTCAGGAGAGAAGAATAAAAGATAAGGAATATGCTTATGAGTTTCTGGATCTTAAAAGAACAGCTGAAGGGAAAATCATTGCTGAAAAAACTTCTAAACTTCCTATAAATCAATTCCCTGTAGATAAAAAACTTGAAGATAAAACAGGATCTCTTGTTGTATGGGAAAGACCTGTTAAGGATCCAGAGTTTGGAATGTACTATGCATCTATTGACCCGGTATCTGAAGGTAAAACCACAACCTCAGAATCTTTATGTTCTATCTATGTGATGAAAGCTCCTGTTGAAGTGACAAAGATAAATGGTGTAGAAACAGAGAGTTACATAGAACAAGACAAAATAGTAGCTGCTTGGTGTGGTAGATATGATGACATAAATAAAACACATCAAAAACTTGAGATGATCATAGAGTGGTATAATGCAAGAACTGTTGTGGAAAACAACATTTCTCTTTTTATACAATATATGATCTCAAGAAAGAAACAAAAGTACTTAGTCCCAAAAACAGAAATAATGTTCTTAAAAGATTTGGGATCTAATGCTAACGTTTATCAGGAATATGGTTGGAGAAACACAGGAAGATTATTTAAAGATCACCTGTTGTCTTACGCAATTGAGTATACCAAAGAAGAATTAGATACTGTAACTAAGGAAGATGGAACAATAGTTAAAACAGTCTATGGTATAGAAAGGATTCCGGACCCCATGTTACTGAAAGAAATGAGTGAATATACAGAGGGACTCAATGTTGACCGGATGGTATCCTTTGCTGCACTTGTAGCATTTATGAGAATACAACAATCTAATCGTGGTTATAATAAAAGAGTGATAATGGATGATGCGGCCAAAAACTTGCAAAAGTCCGAAAATTTGTATAAATTATCTCATAACCCTTTCCATAATTTTGGGAAGAGTAAAATGGGTAATGGTCAAAAAATTAATAGATCTCCATTTAAAAATCTAAAGTAAGATGCAAGTATATAATGCAATGCAGCTCAAAAAAGGAGCTAAAGTAGAACAAAATAGAATGGGTAGTATTACCCAACCATTACAGTTTATTCCTAAGAAAGATAAGGATGAGGAATGGGCTGCCTGGAATTTAGATTGGTTAGAGTGGAACGGTCTAAAACAGATCAAAAGAAATGCCCGCAGGCTAATGAAGAACTATAAGCTAGCTAAAGGTATTATTGACAAAACTGATTACATTGTAGAAGATGATAATGAATATGCAGATATCATAGAAACTTTAATTAAAGAAGATGAGTCAGCATTAGAGTTAAAGTTCTATCCTATTATTCCAAATGTTGTAAATGTACTTGTAGCAGAATTTGCTAAGCGTTCTACTAAATTAACCTATAGAGCTATTGATGACTTCTCATACAATGAAATGCTTGAAAAGAAAAGAGCAGATGTAGAAGAAGTTTTGCTAGCAGATGCTCAAACAAAAATATTAGCCGCCTTGTTAGAGCAAGGTTTGGATCCCAACTCTCCTGAAGCTCAACAGCAAATGAGCCCGGATAATTTAAAAACTCTTCCTGAGATAGAACAGTTCTATAAAAAAGACTATAGATCTATGGTAGAACAATGGGCTACCCATCAGCATAAAGTAGATGTTGAAAGATTTAGAATGGAGGAGCTTGAAGAAATGGGCTTCAGAGACATGCTTATTACAGACAGAGAGTTTTGGCATTTCCAAATGATGGAAGATGATTATGAAGTAGAACTATGGAATCCGGTTCTTACATTTTACCATAAATCTCCTTCAGCAAGATATATCTCACAGGGAAATTGGGTAGGTAAAACAGATATGCTTACAGTAGCAGATGTTATTGATAAGTATGGATATCTAATGACTGAAGATCAGTTAGAAGCATTAGAAGCTATTTATCCTATTAGATCTGCAGGGTATTCTATTGGTGGTTTACAGAATGATGGATCATTCTATGATGCTACCAAATCTCATGAGTGGAATACTAACATGCCTTCATTAGCTTACAGACAGTATACATCTATGATGTCTGGTTCTGTATTAGGTGAGGGAGATATTGTAAATCATATCCTTTCTCAGTCTGAAGATTACATGGTAGATGGTACCGCTTATTTATTAAGAGTTACTACTGCTTATTGGAAGTCTCAGAAAAAAGTAGGTCATCTTACTAAGATTGCAGAGAATGGTGAAGTTATTACAGAAATAGTAACTGAGGATTATAAAGTTACAGACAAACCTATCTATGACACACGTCTATTTAAAAACAGAACTTCAGATAATCTTGTATACGGTGAGCACATAGATTGGATTTGGATTAATGAAGTATGGGGAGGAGTTAAGATAGGGCCGAATGTACCTTCATTCTGGGGTATGAATAATCCAGGTGGATTCTCTCCTGTATATCTTGGTATAGATAAAAACAAAATAGGTCCACTAAGATTTCAGTTTAAGGGAGACAATTCTCTTTATGGTTGTAAACTTCCTGTAGAAGGAGCTGTATTCTCAGACAGAAATACTAAATCTACAGCTCTTATTGACCTGATGAAACCATATCAGATTGGATATAACATTGTAAACAATCAGATAGCAGATATATTAATAGATGAATTAGGCACAGTTATTCTTCTAGACCAAAATACTTTACCTCGTCATTCACTTGGTGAAGATTGGGGTAAAGGTAATTTGGCTAAAGCTTACGTGGCAATGAAGAATTTCCAAATGCTACCTCTTGATACATCTATCACAAATACAGAAAATGCATTAAACTTTCAGCATTTCCAAAAACTAGATCTTGAACAAACTAATAGATTAATGTCCAGGATCCAGCTGGCTAATTACTTTAAGCAACAAGCTTATGAAGTAATTGGTATTAACCCTCAGAGAATGGGTCAACAACTTTCTCAGCAAACGGCTACCGGTGTAGAACAAGCAGTAAATGCTTCTTATGCACAGACTGAAACTTACTTTATTCAGCACTGTGATTATTTAATGTCTCGTGTACACCAAATGAGAACAGATCTAGCTCAGTACTATCATAGTACCAAACCTAGTACACGTTTAACATATGTGACAACCGCTGATGAAAAAATTAACTTTGAAATCAACGGCATTGACTTGTTGCTCAGAGACTTAAACATCTTTGCTACAACTACAGCAAATGCTAGAGCTATTCTTGAACAGCTTAAATCTTTAGCTGCTAATAATAATACTACAGGAGCAAGTATTTATGATCTAGGAAAAATCATACAGTCTGATTCAATTGCAGAACTAAATCATGTTTTGAAAGATTCTGAAGAAAAGATTCAACAGCAAAAACAATCTGAGATGCAACAGCAACAGCAAATGCAGGAGCAAATGCTCCAAGCTAAGGCTGAAGAAGAAAGACTTAAGAGGGATCATGATGCTCTAGAAGCAGAAAAGAACCGTCAAAAAGATATACTTATTGCTGAGATCAGAGCTGCCGGTTATGGCTCTATGATGGATATTGATAAAAATATGCAATCAGACTTTAGGGATGCTATGGAAGATATCAAGCAGACAGAACAATATCAAGAGCAAACAAGTCTTGAAAGAGAGAAAGAAGCTAACAAACTTTCTATGGGTGCACAAAAGAATCAAATAGAAAGAGAAAAGATCCAGGCTTCAAAAGAAATAGCTGATAAACAGCTTCAAATTGCTCGTGAGAATAAAAATAAGTATGACTTCAAGAATAAGGAGAAATAATTTTAGCCATATACTGCAAAAAATTACTTTTTCATTTTAAATTTTTGAAGTTTATTCAGC